ATTAATGGTAATACTCCTTGGGTTGTGGGCAACGGTACGCCTGCGTGCAGGTGTTCCACGCGAAAATCCGCCGTCTCAAAATCATACACAGCAGCTAAAGCTACAGTATACTGTTGTCCTGCATCTGTTGCTACTCTGATTTCGGTTATTCCTGACTGTAGTGCTAGCACATGCCCTCCACTAGGCGCATTCCAGTTGGGTTCAAGTTGTGCTGACGGAATGTCCCGCGACCAATACACTGTTGTCTTAGTACGCAAACAAAATTCTGTGCTAGTCCCGAAAGTGTAATCTCGTGCAACAATACTCTCTAGTGTATATGACTTAGGTTCTTCTAATTCTTTAGGTGTTACTGGAGGCATGGCAACACTAACATCATTGGCTGCATATATCGTATGTCTACCATTCCGAGTTGGGTGTTGGTAGTTCACATTGTAGCCTTGAAATCTAGATAGTACACCTAGTGCCCATAGATCATTATAGTTTAAGGCCTGCATCACCCTACGCACATTCCTTTTCTTTACGCCTGGACTAATATTATAAATAGAACCATAAGGAGTCCCCGCTATTAAAGAACCCGCTAGACCTGCTATCAATGTAATGCATGAAGGCGCTACTATAGTATTCATTAAGATATAATTGTCTCTAATATCATATCCATAGTCTGTAATATTCTGAAAATTGAGCGTACCGAATGGAACCCGTTTATTATAACAGCTTCTTAGTGGCTCAGTCCACACTGTTGCTACACATGAGTGCGCTCCTGTAGGTACGGCCCTACCTATTACAGCTGAAAACATAGCATCTGCTCTATAGTGTTCGTCTACTGTTAGGTTTGTTACTCTGGAGAGACCTACCAATAAGTCCATTAAATTTTTCTTATTGAAGATAGTGAAATATTCTCCCCAATACCAACATGTATTAGCAAATACAGATTCTATAATTAAAGAATCAGACTCTGTGTCCAGACTTCTCACTGCTTGGATGGCTTCGGCAGTTGTACATACTCCTTCCTCTTGTAACAATATATGTATAGCGGCTCTCTTGAGGCCCAACTTTGGCAGATAGAGGGTACGTGGTATTTGTGTCCACCAGTGTGCCTCAACTGTTTCTGTTGCTGGCTGTGCTAGCCAATACTTACAAGCTCGCAGCGCCGCTAACATATCCTCATGCCATCTGTGATTATTCACCAATTTAATGATAATTGCTCGCACTTCTTCTGCACTATAAGTTGTAGTCATAGGCACTATTTGTGTAGGGGTTGTGATGCCTATCTTCCCTTCTATACCTAAGTCTATAACCTGATCACATAAGAACGGAGTGTGTCGCACATCATCTTGTATGATATTATCAAGGATAGCTAAGTCTTTAGATGTCAAGCCTGAACAGTTTAGGAAACCGAAATAATTCTTAAAATTGTCTACAGTTGCATCATCTGAAAACCAGTTGTCTTTAGTATTTTGCAAAACATAAACATCATTTAAATCAGTCGTATGTTGTCCTACTGGCACTATGAACCTGTTCTTGATGAATCCAAATGTATCACCAAAGTGGTTGCCACTACGGCTGTGACCGTCATTATAGTCGTACATTTTCCATACCTTAACAGTTTTTACTAGTCTAGCATCAACATATTCTGGGTTCGGCAAATGTACACCGCCTACTAAAATGTTTTGGGCTGGTAACGTAGCGCTCCATACAATAATGTCTGCGAGAAGAGCCTGCGTAGACTGATCAGTTGAAATAATCTGTGCGCCATCTTCGTGGTTACGCACGACCAAAGCCAGTTTCTCTAGTTGGGCCATCTCATCTCCAGCTCTGACTATAGACATCACTTGTGAGGCTGTAAACTTGATAGTGTGATCAAAGACTTGGGTCTTACCTATCATCTTAAGCAATTGATATCTTAGATACAATTTCACGATTAAGGCAGTCGCGTTATCATAGAAATCATTCGCAAAAACAGCATTGTAAAAT